AGATACATAGTGTTGTCAATTTTCTCGCCGCCGCCGATAAGAATGTTTTCGAAATTCTGTAACCTTGCGTTGAGATACCACTCAACAAGGTCATCCAGTCGTTCTGCAACAAGCGCACGGTCTTTATTTGTTTCGATGCGGCTATGATTACCGGCAACGCTCACAAAGATGACCTGATTAAAATGCTTGCTCAACTCGGCAAGGAACTCGGCAATCAACTCAGAAACGCCTTTAATTTGCTCGATAACATTTTCTTTATTGGTCACAGCAATAGACTGATGAATATTGCCGCTGATTTCATCTCCGTTTGCCCACACAATGCAATTCTCGCTTCCATGGGTCTCGCCGATGGCAATGATGCGGTCAAGATATCTGCACATCATATCACGGCAAACATCAGAATTGTATGTATTCCAGTAGTTATTAACAGTGGCTCCATAATGGATATCATTCAAGCTCACCAACAAATCATTATCGGACGGCCCAATCATTACCCGCTGATATTCAAGCTGCGGCAGATTGCCAGAACGAATGGCATCTTCCAATATTTCGTTGAGCTCCTCCTGACGGGAGCGCTCACGAATTAACCTGGTAAGAGCATTTCTTTGGTCAAAATATTTTTGCCGCTCCTTTTGTAATGTGATTAGCTTGTCGTCTAACATAGAGAGTGTATCCTCGTCACGAATAGCGGCTTCGCCATCTCGCTCGATAGCCTCGATAATGGCTTTCATGCCATACATTCTTTTGCGGACTTCGCTTGAGTTGAAGCAGTTGCCATCACCAAACAGACGCTCACTAAGTTCCTCGTAATCATCGTCGATGGTGCGGTCAACCAGCTTGCCAATCACGATGTCACGCATCTCCTTATAGCTGACTGTACTGGTAATAGTTTACACTCCCTTTCGTTTATCTTTTGCACTCGTAATCCCGCGCAGTTCGTTTAAGTACCGCATTGGCGCTCCGGCCTCCACCATATAGTAATGGTGGCGCTTAGAGTCCTGCTTCATTGTGCGTACAATATGTGCGTTGGGGTACTTTTTGCAAATACTCTGCTTTTCGGCTGCTGTAATAGCAATCACTGATAAATCATCCTTTTCTTCTTTATTTCTCAACAGACTTAGCTGTTAATAATTTTGGTTAAATCCTCTCTGCCAGATATCCAACCATACTTTCCATTAAAGGAGATATAATGCCAGTTGTTATCAGCAGTTTTATATTCGTCATTCTGATGGGCAACACCAATAACCGGTGCACTCGTAGTAGGGGCTTGTCTCACATTTACACTCTTACCAAGAACCTTGACTCTTCTTCCGCTTATACTGGTTGAGGGTGATGGAGCAGGAGAAACCGGTTGAGACGAGCTCACATAAGTGACGCCGGAAATCTTTCCCCAATGAGTAAAGTTGCGTGCAGATAATTTTGTTCTCACGCAGCCATAGTCGGTGCCACGGAATTCAAGAACATATCCGTTTCCCTCATACACACCAATATGACCGGAGCGCCATACGGCGAGTCCGGGTATTTCAGGTATTGTAGAGATAGTGCCGCCTTCCGTGAACTGAGATTTGAATCCATTTGCCGTCCTATCTTTGAACGACTTGTTGTATTGTTGAATGGTATATACGATACCACCGGAGCAATCAGCAACCCTATGACCATACCACTTGGCACAATCACCGGTGAAATAAGTCTTTTTACTCCTGCCGGAAGGAACGGAGCGTCCCTTATCCTGCCACTGCTGTGCGAGTTCCTTTGTGTACTGCTCACCTTGAGCACCGTACACATAACCCCAACGGTCTTTTACATACCGCTGAAAGGCTGCAACCAACTGTAGATTTGTAATGCTTGACACTTTTATCTGCCACTACCTTTTGCTGTGTATTTTTGAAGGGTCAAATAAAAGAAAAATTTTATAATTATCCTTCATTACTACACTAGTGCAAGTACCCCTGTACCTGTTGTGGCACAGGGGTTTGAAGGTATTCATTTTTTTAAACAGATTTACTTTTCTTTGCCGCACGCTGTTGCATCACCGAGTCTACAATTTGTTTTGTTTGTAATTCAACAGCGCAATTTGGACAGTACTTCTGTTTGCGGCCTTTAGACGGATTATGTATCTTTGTCACGATGCCACAATTGCAACATTCAAAATATGGCTCTCCATAATGCTTGAGATACTGATAGCCAATGTTGCGAAAATCTTGGATGCTTATCGCAATATCGCCATTCTCGTCTCCGAATAGCACTTGAACATTCAGGTTATCAATCTTTTTCGAAAAACGGAGAAAGCCGGCATCGCGCAGCTCTGCAAACATTAAGCTCTGTCTTTTGATAGAGGCTTTTATGTTCGCCATGCTCATGATTTCCTTGTCCGATGTGTTCACCCAATTATTATTGGAATCGGAGACAGCATTCCAATATTTAGCGACACAGAGTAGGGTAAATGCAAGTCGTCGTATTTGTTTGCCATTAAGCAACTCAATCTGCTTAAGCTCGTTATGCGTGATGTTTACCCCGTCAAGGCGGATAAGCGGAAACTTCCCAACACTCTTAGCCACCCTATCCAATGTGTCAGACCAATGCACCAACGATGCCGATGGGTCGCATTGGGTAAGAAATGTGTCAAGAAGTTTCCTTATCTCACGCTTGCTATATCCGTTTTCGAGATAATATTTCGCAACGCGATTCAAAGTCTCAATGGGCTTTTTCCCAAGTTCGTGATTGTTTATCATCCGCTCCGCCCATTCGTATTCGTTAAGTACTATTCCCATACTTCCTCTCCAATCTTTTGTTTGATGATACCGAATCGATTCCCCGCAAACTGAATATCGCCGGTATTGTCCAGGGCGGGATAGGTGATAGTGCCTTCGTTTTTAGCAAGCAGATTCTGAATGATTTCATCGCCACACATCTCCCAGGCGAACCGCTTCGTCGAACTTCGTCTATAGCAAATATCCAGAATAATGTCGCATAAGGCGAATCGGTTCTGGCATATCTTTGTACACTCTCCAATAAACTCTGTCTTCATTTCAAACATTCTGGAAAAGGAGTCGTACTCATCAACGCGCTCATAGTTTGCAAAGACAGCATAGCTTCGCAAACGCTTATTATAGTTTTCGTACAGCTTAAGGATTGCATTGTACTGCGACTTGCTGTACTCCGTACCGCTTTTCATAATGGTATAGTCAAACTCTATGTCGGCGTTATGCCTTCCGAGATATCTATCAAACTCATTTTCGAATCTGCGGCAGATTCGATTCATCACGCAATCATGGTCGCCAACAGGCATTCTGCTGTGATAATACCGTAAGAAATCGCGCTGTCTGTTGGAGAGGCTTTCAAAGGGCAGCTCTAACATTTCATCTACCGTCATTTGGAACTCTCGCATAGCGCTTTTATTGGTGTTTTTTATGTATGTGTTATACTGCTTCATCAAAGCAGGGTATATATGCCGCATGAAGTATGGCTTCTTATCGGCAACCAACCTCAGGTAAAAACGGCGTTTGTCCGCATCCTCAATCGTGTTTACACTATGGCGGTCGTGCCACTCTTTTGGCATAGGCTTTGCAATAATGCCCTTGGCCTTGTCAATGGCATTCTGTTGGAAAAGTTGACCACATTTAATGCGGTAGTCAAGTTCCTTGTATTCGAGGCTATCCTTGTCGAACTGCGCCTGCACATCAAACATGGAAGTAATCCAGTTTGTGGTCTTTCCAATATCGTCACCAAAGCTGTCGATGTTAGACTGGATTGCATCGCTCTCGGTAACGACTTTCTTCTGTGCATTACGCTGCACACACATTAAAGCCGGCATCTCTCTCAGATTATCCACGAGAACAGCGTTGTCTGTAAGCATTACAAGGTCGCCGTCCTTGTCCATTCCATTTAGCGCATGAGCGGCGGTGTCCCATGCATTAAATAAAGTACAGGTTGTCATGTGCTGATACCAATAGGAGGCGTCTTCGCTTCGGTGTGAGCGGACAAGACGAATGTTGTTATGGCAGGTCATTGGGGCACGATAGCAAGCGAGGCGGTCAGAACCATAGTCGCACCAGTATTTATTGTATATTTCACCGGCAGAAAGCAACCCTGTCACAGGTAATCCAAAAACACTTTGGCAAAGTGCATACGGGTCGCCGCATACGATAGAATAATTGCCATGAACTTTGAGTACGCCAACCTTGGCCTCATTGATGCGGTTCTTAATCATCTGGTAAACAGCGTTCTGGACATAAGGGTCATCAATCATGCGTGGGTCTATCATCAAAGCTTTGGCGTAATCGTTATCCAACCTGCTAACATTGTTCTCGTTCAAACCGGCGCCCTTCAAAAATAAAACCGTTTTCGTAACATCGGCGTACAGCACCTCTCGGATTTCGTCCATTGTGGGCTTGATAAGCTGTTCAATATCGTCGTCAGAAAAATCGTAGCTCTGGATGAACTGATAGTTAAGAGTACGCTCTCCCTCAAGCTCCTTTGGGCACGCCTTGGCAATGCCAAAGGTGTAGCCGTTACTGATACAGTTCTGTACATAATCATCACAACTCTGATAGCTGCTCCACAGCTTGAGCATTGATGTCGTGAGCATCAATTCGACATTGCGAATATCTACCTCGTTTCCCCAAGCATCTTTGACAATATAAGAACCGGCTACCTTTTCTGCAAAATCAATAAAATCAAAGGTAAAAACCATTCCCTTTTCCCAAGAAAAGCGAGTATTCACACCACTTACCATATAGTCCAGACCAAGTTCTTCGCTCCATCTTTTTGAAAGAGAAGGGAGCATCAGCCCATATCCGTCTGATTCGTCAAGCTGCACAGGAACCTGTTTGCGCTCTTCCATGGTCGGCTCTCCGTCATTCTCATCATTCAGATAAATAATGTCGGAAAGAAATTCCGTCTTACAATCATCAACGACCAAAATACCTTTTGGCATTGATACCGGTATAGACGCACTGCAGGTTAATGCCTTGTATGCCTCAAGCTTTGCAGGCACAAGCTCCTGCTCAAGATTTCGTCCATTATCAATTCGGCGCTTGATTTCATCGGCGTGACGATTGCTGATGAAAACAATGGTCTCATTTTTTACGCCGCCATTCGTACCGAGCAATCTTTGGTATCCAATACCGTTGATGGAAAATCCATTGCACGCTCGGCGGTAGTCCCTTTCTCGGTCGATGATAACACACAGGTAATCGGGCTTAAATTGAATAGCATCCAGTTGTTCATAAAGCGCCTTGACTCTTTTTCGGCTCTTAACGCTGTTCGGTTCTTTGCGAAGCATACGAATTTCCGCCTTAATTTCACGCGCCTTCATCTCGGCGTCTTCGATACCATTCAGTTCATCCAGCCATCGAAGTACCTGGCTGTCCGCTAACGAAATCACTTCATCGTTGCGGCGAGCTTCCGCAATAGGTAGTGTAAGCTTCCACTTTGCCTTTCTCAGCCGGCTGCTGTGGAGCTTATATATGTATTTCTGACATACTAATTGTTTAGGCAGAACGATTCACCTCCATTTGTAAGTTATTTAATTAGGTTGAAAAACAAAAATTATTCATAGTCCTCACGGGTATAGGCAAACCATTCTGCATAGAACTCTCTCCGACGGGCTTCAATATATGTATCTAAAATTTCTTCATCATCTTCTGTAGAGCAATAATACTCACAGCATTCAAGCCTGTTGCGATACGAGCAACTATCCGCAAACAGGCAATCATAGCATCTCTGTTTATTCAATGAGGCATTCCTCCCTGGTTAGTATTTTCAATCCAGTCGATGAGCAGATTTCTCATGCGACTGCTGGGTATGTATAGGTTAATGGGTTTGTTGTCACGAATCGCACTTCTCCAAATCCATTGAAGCATCTCAGCCAACGCAAAGTGGTCAGCATTTATAGTAATATCTTTTGATGCAAAGAACTTTAAAAGGTTGGGGTCTACAAAGCGGTTTACCATATAGGCAATATCGGTTCGGTCACGAAACTCGTTTGTTGCCCTGGCGCTTACTTGTAGGAAATTATTGCGGAATCGTCCAGTGCGGCGGTCAGTCAGCTTGCTTTGGTCATCCTTAAACGATGTCCAAAGGCGGGTCGTGGAATTGCCGTCCGTTGTGCTCTGGAAAAACTTTTTCAGATTGTTGCGGAGGGCTCTAACATCGGGATGGTCATATCCGCGACAAGCAAACCAATTTTTAGATAGCGCATATCTTCCGTTTCCTGGGCGGTTCATAGATGGAGCGTCCACGATATTGATAAGATTTCGGTAGTCAATGGGCGGAGGGTCATCAGGATGGTCAGAAAAATAATATCCATAATCATCCTGCTCTACGCCAACGATACGATATTCAAACCCGAAGTAGTCGAGATACGCCTTTTGGTATTGCCCGTCAAAAAGATAGGTAAGCATAAATACTTCCTCAAACGAGCGAAGCATTTCGGGGTTCATCACATTGAGCAGCGCACTATCCAATATTCTAAGCGAACCGGTATCGGCAATTCCTTTATAGTCACAAAAGCGTCCATCATAATCTTTATCTCTCCACCGAAGAACACCGTTCTCATCTTCATCGGCAAGCTGCGTTATGATAAGAGAAAAATCTTTAGCGGTTACATTGAGGCGCTCAATGACCTGGATGCTCTCATCAATAATCAACGAGTAGTGATTGGCTCGAACAAGCTCCAATGCCTCGTCGTCCATCAAATAGAAGAGGGAGTGGGTGGCGGCAATGTTCTTGCCTTGCCTCATGTGCATCTTGAGCTCTCTGGACTTACTCATCGTGTCGCTGTCCGACTGGTCAAAATCGCACTGCTCGCAAATGCGGTCTACTTCATTCAAGTAGGGGGTAATATACAGGAACTTCTTAGTTCCTTTATAACGATTCATATATCTTATCGCTGCGGAGGATTTACCTCTGCCCATCCGGGCATCTACCACAGTAATGGTATTCATTCGAGCTTCACCTCCTTGCTCTGGTAAAAATCCAATATAGCAATCACAACCTTTCAACTGGAATTTATGGTGGGTATGAAAATTTAGGACACACGATTTTTTGTCAGACGAAATCCGCTTGCGCTCCGTTCACACTACGCTCTCGCTCCTTAGTTTCAAGAGCTATGGTATATATTCTTTTATAAAACAGGGGTATAAAAACCCTGTGGCACAAGGCTTTGCCGAATCAGTAAGGACACACAATGTGTCCTAATTTGTTTTTAAAGCAATGTCTGTATTCAGTTTTCAAGGTACAAGTGGCAGTGATTATGCCGAATAAAAATCGGCTTCTACGAGGTTGCTGTCAACCAGATAATTGTGGGCAATGCTGCCAAGATTTAAATTGCGGTATGCTTCATCAATCTCTTCACTTGTGATACCGATATAGTCCAGAGTCTGAGCAGCAGTGGAGTGACCAAACATCTTCTGGAGAAGCAGAAGCTTACGGGGGTCATTACCTGACATTACCATCTGATGATAAGCAAAGGTCTTTCTTAGAGAGTGGGTGGACATCCTGTTTCCAAGACCGAGGTCTTTTGCAATACTCTTCAAAATGCGGTCAACCGACTTCGTGCTCAGAGGTTCATTCATGTTGCTGCCGTGATTGCTCTCGCTTCTAAACATATAATCGCTAAGTCTCACTCCGGGAGTGTTTTCCAGATAGAGAGTAACAGCTTCAATGACAGCGGTGTTGATAGTGATGTAGCGATTGCGCTTATGCTTACGAGTGTTCTTAGTCTTCTTTTCCAGAATGGCGAATCTGTCTCGGAAGGTGCAATCGTCATTTACCAGATGGCTGAAGCGGAGGGCTCTCAGGTCGCTTACACGAAGACCAAAGTTAATACCAACAATGAACAGCATATTATCTCTAAATTTCTTGTGGGCAATGAGATGCTGTGAGATGCGAATAACATCGCTCATATCCTTAATGGGTTCAGCAGCGTGCTCAGCAGCAAGCTCACAGTCTACTGTCTCAGAAGCGGGGGCAATCATACCAGCCTTAAGCTTACGACCACTCTGACGAATGCTGTTGACGTTGATTACTTGACTGGACTCCATTGACTGTCTTGCGAAGTTAATATCGATGATTGTACCCATACCTGTTCTCCTTCCAACCGGGGTGACCAAGGCGAAATATGTTATTTAATTACCTTGATTTCTGTCTTTATTATACCAAAAAGGATGCGGAAAGTCAACCCAATAAAATAACATACAAGAAAAATAATTGAAGAAAATGATTCCAAAGTCTAAGTCGCGTAGTTAAGCCTTTTTCTCTTTTGGACTCATCAACAATGTTATAAAAGCAGCTACGCAAAAGGCTTAACCAATACTTCTTCGTTGGATAAAAATAGCCGGTAAATGCCGTAGATGCAAGGGGGAGATGGGGTTGAGGTAAAAATGGGGGTCGTGTTGGATAGATGAACCGACTACCACAGTTCACAACGGCGGCAGGGGGTGAAAAAACCATAACCACCGCCCCCAATGTCACCTTGTGCGAAAAGTGGACATAGACCAACGGCAGACAGACCGACAGCAACGGCAGACAGACAGCGCAACAACAGCCTTTTTCCGGTGTCCTACCCTTTGCGGTAATGTATGCAAAAATTTAGTGTTGACATTCGTCCATACTTGTGCTATGCTTAGCGTGTCGGATATGGCAAGCGGGACAACACCACAACCACCACGCACAACCAACACCACAACCCGCAACGCCGAAAAACCACACCGACAGAAAGGACAACCGAAAATGAAACAGACAACCACAACCAACACCCCCAACGCAAAGACCAATGCAACCACCTTTGAGAACGCAAAACGCACCTTTGAGACAGCATACGCAAGCGGAACAGACTACACCGCCGAACTATACGACCTTGCAACCGCCGTTGCATACTCTGTTATCAATAAGTGCATTGACCCCCAACGCAAAGCAAGCGCTGAGCGCGAAACCGTCAGCAACAGCGGATACAACCCCGCTATGGTTGAACTGAAAAACGGCATAGGCAGAGACCGCCGCACCCTTGCAAATACCGCCTATTGTGCCGCCGTTGCAACCCGTCAGACATACAACGCCGACGGGGACAGAGTAACAGAGATAGCCGACAGAGCCGCCGCCGATGCCCTTGCAAAGCTGACCGCCGAAACCCTGACCGATGGCATTGACCTCGTGCATACCGCCGCCGTTGCCCTCTTGGAACAGGCCGCCGAACACGCAACCGCCCCCGCTTGGCTTGACAGCGTTTACACTGTCCGCCGCCTTTCCAAAAGGGTATACATTCAGCACGCCGACAGCGCCGCATACAAAGACGCCGAAACTACCCCAATTCAAGAGGTTTATAGGGCGGTTAGAAAGGCAGTACAGGACAGCAGAGCGATAGCAACCGACCCCCGCAACGGATATAGCTATATTGAGGAATTGACCGCTGACGGACTGGACACCATTTATTACCGCCTGCACAAGTACGCCGATTTGGGCGGGTACGATAGCAACGGACAGTATACCACCGATGCACAAAGCGTTACCGACTACGAAACCATTATTGCAAAACTGAACTTGACCGACAGGCAAGCGCAAATTGTCCGCTTACGTATGCAGGGAAAAGGATATAAGCAGATTGCAACTTATTTGGGGGTACACCCTACCACCATCCAAAAGACAATGAAACGACTGCAAGACCGTTGTGCCGCTCTTGGCTTTTGCCCCGTAGGATATACCGCAGAATAACAGACAGCCGCCAAACTTGGGCGGGGGTGTAATGCCCCCGCCCTTTTCCTTTTTGGACAGACCGCACCCCGCCGCAAAACCCCCGCCGCTTGGGTGTCCTACCCTTTGCGGTTAGGGGTGCAGGGAACGCCCCGCAAAACCCCCGCCGCTTGGGTGTCCTACCCTTTGCGGTTAGGGG